ACAGGGCGAGGAGACAGCCGCCGCCGGCGCGGTGCTGGAGGGCAGCCAATACGAGCCGGTGCTGATGCTGGATGCGGACGGCGCCCCGCCGCCTGTGACCGTCACAGCGCCCACCAACGTCGATGTGCCGTATGTCTCGCAGGTGGGCAGCACGCTCAACTGCACCATGGGGAACTGGACCGGCGAGCCGACCGCTTACGTCTACCAGTGGAGAATGGACGGCGCCGATATCCCGAGCGATGGCATGGACCTTCCCGTCACCGGGGCCGATGTCGGGCATTCCGTCACCTGTGTCGTGACGGCTGAGAACGCGGCAGGCACGGGCACGGCCCCGCCGTCCAATGCCGTGGTTGTCGCGGCCCCCTGATGGCATCGCTCGCGCAACTCCAGGCCGACGTGGCGAACTGGCTGAACAGGCAGGACGTGCTCACCAACGGTGTCATGCCGGGGTGGGTACTCACCGTGGAAACCCAACTTGGTGAAACCCTACGTTCTCGCGTCCAGGTCAAGCACGCCGTGCAGCCGATCGACAACGCATACATCACCCTGCCGCCCGACTTCGCCACCATGGAGTCCATCAGGGACAACACCACGGGTGAGATGCTCGTCCTCAAGGATCAATGGTCGGGACATTGGAACAACCAATATGCGCCGATCGGTTGGCAACCCTACGACGCCATCACCACGCTGAGCGGCCCCAGCGTGGCCTACAGGCTCGTGCATGATTGCATCGAGTTCCTGCCACACCCCACGATCCCGAACCCGCCAGACCCATTCTGGGTGCCGCAGAGCGTGATGATGGGCTGGTACTCCAAGCCCGTCCCGCTTCGCCTCCCGACTGACACCAATCCCATCCTGGAGGAGCTGTACGGCTGCTATCTGTTCGGTGTCCTGAAGTATGGCGCGCTCTGGGCGCGCGACACCGATGAGTCGCAGACTTGGGACGCGCAATGGCAGCAGGAGATAACGCGGGCTAATCTCGCAAAGCAGCAGAGTGACTACAGTGGCGCACCGCTGCGTGCCGAAGCCGCGGTCTGCTTCTGATGCCGCTGCAGATGCTCACCACCCGCGCCACGCCCAAGGCCACCAAGCAGGCAGCGCGCTACACCCCTGCAGGCGGTGCCGAGCGCTGCGGCATGTGCCGGCACTATGCCCCATCCAGTTCCTGCGCGCGCATCGAGGGGCCGATCAGCGCCGCTGGCTGGTGCATGCTGTTCTCGCGCCAGGTGACCTATGCGGACCATGCCGGACAAGCGACTGTCCTCGGTGGTCCGCCCGGCGTGACGCTCGATCTGTCGTTCATGACGCCCGGCACGCTTGATCCGCGCATCACGTTTACCCGCGCATCCACTGCGACGTATTTCGATAGCAGCGGTGTGATGCAGACAGCAGCCACCAACCTAGCTCTGCAAAGTGCGGACTTGAACAATGCGGTCTGGGCGAAAGGCAACGGTGGCAGCGGTGCCCCGGTTGCTCCTGTCACTACAGCCAACCAAGCCACTGCACCAGACGGGACGCTGACGGCAGCTCGTATCGTTTATCCCGCTGTGGCAAGCGGTGGTTACAGCTTTGTCTACCAGTCCATTGCAGTCACCGCTGCTGTGTATACATGGTCAGTCTGGCTGCGTGGCAATGTTGGCGGCGAACGGGTTTACATATCCGCCACGCAGAATACGTCTGCCTACTATGAGCTGTCCTGTACGCTGACAACGGCGTGGCAGCGGTTTTCTCTGAAAACACCGGCCCTGTCGGCGCTTGTGTGGCTATTTCAGGTCGGTTCTGACCAACGTGACCCAGCGCAAGGGGTGCAATCAGCAGCGACAATCTTCGCCTGGGGCGCACAGGTAGAGCTTGGCTCATCAGCCACATTCTACATCCCTACCACCACAGTAGCCAACGGTGCGCCACGCTGGGATTACGACCCCGTGACGCATGTGCTGAACGGCCTACGCATCGAAGAGGCGAGGACCAACAGCGTATTGAATAGCGCCACGCTGGTGACGCAAAATGTTACTGTCACGGCAGTCCCGTGGACGCTGTCGTTCTATGGCACCGGCACGGTCACGCTCAGCGGCGTATCCACGGCAGGCCCATTGACAGGCACCGGCGCTGCTAATCGCGTCGCGCTCGCGTTCACACCAACCGCCGGCACACTGACGCTCACAGTCACCGGCAGCGTGACCAGCGCACAGCTTGAGGTAGGCACCTTCGCCACCAGCTACATCCCTACCGCCGGTGCTGCTGCGACACGCGCGATCGAGATTTGCACCATGCCGACAGCCGCGTGGTTCAATACCGCGGTCGGATCGGCTGTGACGGACCTGATGCTGCCGCAGGTGCTGTCTACTGGTAGCAATATCGAGATGCTGGGGCTCGATCAGGGTGCCACGACAGATATTATAGCGGCTCGTCAATCAGGCGCCTCGATCATATTCTCTACCAACAGCTTCGTGGCAGGCGTCGGCAAGGGCGGCCCGGGGGTGGCGGCTCCAGTGTTGGTGGCCGGTCTCGTGAGCCGTGCCGGGTTCACGTACAATGTATCGTCGGCGGTGATTACGGTTGCACTGAATGGCAGCACCGTCACGTCCAGCACAACCACCGGACTGCCGACAGCGATCTCTCGCTGCACGTTTGGCACCGGACGCAACACGCCACTGAACGGCTATCTGCGCCGTGTCCGTTACTGGCCGCGTGCGCTGACCAACGCCGAGTTGCAGTCGGTGACGACATGAGCGGCAGCGCCAGCCTCGGGCTAGAGCAGGCCGTCCTCGGCCATACCCTTGGCTTCGCGCCGATGGCCGCACCAACGCAGGTGTACGTGGCGCTGTGCCTTGCAACGCAGGCTCCCTCCGAGAGCGTACGCGGCATCGAGGTGTCCGGCCTCGGCTACTACCGCACGCCGGCCGCGTTCGCGCTCGCGACCTCGCAAGCCAACATGGCGGCCAATGTCGCTGCGATCGAATTCCCGATGGCCCTGGCTGCCTGGGGAACCGTTGGCTACTTCGAGTTGTGGGACGCCCAGGTCGGCGGCAATCGCCTTTACTGGGGGCAATTGATCGATCATACCAGCGGTGTGCCGGCAACGCTCACCGTCGCGTCCGGTGACATCGTGCGGTTCTCTCCCGGCACGCTCGGTGTGCAGGCGGCGGCTGGCGTCGGCGGTGTTTCTTCGGCACCGTGGTTGCCGGTTGCCGGCGGCACCATGACCGGGCCGCTGACGCTCGCTGGCAATGCGACACAGCCGTTGGACGCAGTGCCGCTGCAACAGCTTAATGCAGCGACGGCGGGCGGGCCGTTCCTGCCGCTCTCCCCGTCACCGATAACCGCCACAGGCAGCACCACGCCCCGCTCGTTGCAGGACCGCGGAGCTGATCGGATCAATGTGCGTGATTGGGGTGTTCTCCCCGGCGCTACCAATACGCCGACAGTGAACTTGGCCAATCTGCAAGCACTGGCTGCTGCTGTATCAGCAACTGGCTACGCTGAGGTCTACTGGCCTGCTGGCAGTTACACACTAGGCGCTGGCACTGTGACCTTCTTTGGCGACGGCATCACATTCCGTGGCGCTGGGCGACAATCCACGCTGATCACCTCGCAGAATACCGCTGGGAACATTTTCGAGTTCCAGCCGCGTCGTAACGCAGCGCGCATGGCGGGCCTAACGATCGAAGGGTTCCGTCTGTTTATGACGAGTAACACGCATACCTCCGGCGTCGGAATTTTGCTGCAACGCCCGCAATATGCCCACGTCAATGACATCCAGATCGACGGTCCTTATATCTGCCTCGATGTGATCGGCGCGTTGTCCAACACGTTCACCAATACCATCTGCTACGGTGACAATAATACCGCTGGTAGCACCTATGCGCAGTTCCGACGGTCGGCCACTGCGGTAAATACATCCGCAGCTACGGCCTCCGGTTCGGTATTGTCGTTTGCCAATACCACCGGCATCTATGTCGCCGACACGGTGACCGGGACGAACATCCAAGCTGGCACGACCGTCAGTAGTATCGTTGAGAACGTGTCGGTCACGTTGAACAAGCCGGTCGGCGGTGCGATTTCGTCAGGGCAGGCGATCACCTTTTTTAGTTTCAAGTGTAGTGAGAACTGGGTTCACAATGCGAACTGGCGTTCTAATGCCTCGACTTACACGAACGGCCTTATCGTTCGTTGCGCAGATGGCATAACCATTTCAGACTGCCATATCGGGTTTAACACTGGAGGCCCTAACCTGTTGATCCAGGCGGCGAATGTTGACGATAATCTTGCCGGTGTGAATTGCTCCAACTGCGACTTCGATACTAGCACCACGTATTGTGTGGAAACCCGCAATCTCCCCGGCCATACGGCGAACAATGCAAGTCATAATTTCACTAATTGCCGATTTATCATCGCCTCTCAGGCTGGCGTCTATTTGGGTGACCCGCAATGCACTCTGATCACATTCACCGGCTGTTCGTGGAACACCAACAAGCTTTATGGGATGAATATCCAGGCTGGGAACTACGTCAACATCACCGGTGGCATTTTTCTCAACAACAACACGCTGCATGGCACTGGGGCTAATCTGCATATCGGTGGCACGAGCCTCAACACTGCGGTCACTGAGGTGCTATTTAACAGCGGTGGGCCATTTGCAACGGTGCCATGGCACATCGAACTCGCCGATAGCACCGATTATATCCAAATCGGCCCTTGCTCCTACCAGGGCGCAACCAGCGGCGACATCAACGAAGTCACCTCGGGAACACACTTGTCGGTCTATCCCGGCATCACCGACCGCACATCGGGCAACTGGTCCCAGATCGGTGCCAGTAATTGGCCTGTGACGATCGGTGGTCAACTGACCGGTGGCACGATCAACAATATGACGATTGGCTCGCTGACAGGACCAGCCGCCGACTTCTCGCTCGACGTCGACTTTCTGCACGGCGTGCTTGACTCGCGTGTCACTGTGGCCAGGGCGTCGATTGGCACCTATTTTGACAGCACAGGGACGCTGCAAACGGCGTCGAACAATGTGGCGCGCTTTGACTACGACCCAGTAACACTGCAACCGCGAGGCATTCTAATCGAGGAGACGCGCACAAATTTTCTGCTCAATAGCGGCGCGCCAGCAACCCAGACCACGGCGTCACTAGCGTCCGGCACCTACGTGTTGTGGGTGGTTGGCTCTGGATCGGCGACCTCCTCGGCAGGCACTGCGGTTGGCACAGGCTTCGGGGCGGCCATTGCTGGCACATTTAATTCTTTCGTTGTTACCACAGCAGGCACGGTGACGGTGACGGTCACCGGCACGTTGACGCGGTTCCAGTTAGAGAAGACCGGTGCTGCGGCTGGTGTGTTCGCGACTTCTTACATCCCAACGACTGCCACAGTCGTTGCCCGCGCGGCTGATGCTGTGTCTGCGACGGTAACTGGCTGGATCAACACCACGACAACCAGCGGCACGTTGATGGCCGAAGGGTTGAAGGCCACGCCGCTGAATGTCATCGCGGCACTGATATGGGTCTATAAAAGTGCCAACGACAAGTGCGGGGTCTATATCAATTCCACCACTTTGATGTCGGCGCAAAGCCAGATTGCCGGGGCTAGCACTTTCACCAATACCTCGGTCGCAGAACCAATCGGCATACCCTATCGGTTTGCCATGGCTTATTCGGACGGCGCGCAGGCTAGCTGCCTCAATGGCGGCGCCGTCTTCCCTGCTGCTGCCGCGACAATCGCTTCGGGCTGGACCTCGCTGCAAATCGGTTCGACGGTTGGAGTGCAATGCTTTAATGGCTGGATACGGCGCGTCCGCTATTGGCCGCGCATGCTGTCAAATACTGAACTGACGCAAGTCACCACCTCATCCTCGATCACCGGCACCACGATTGATAGCACGCCGATTGGCGACACGACGCCTTCACGTGGCACGTTCACCAACCTGCGTGTGAACGGCAACGTCGGTTTCTACAACACCGTAGCAGTAGCTAAGCCAACGGTGTCTGGCGCCAAGGGCAGCAACACCGCTCTCGGCTCGCTGATCGCCGCGCTCGTTTCGCAGGGCCTCATCGCCGACACCACCACCGCATAGGCGTAGCGACACATGGACATGCAGCCGATCGAACCGAACAGGCCGTTGAACGCGCAGCTTGCGCCGCAATAGCAGCAGTGCGCGTGACATGAGCGGCAGCATCACATATCCCTTCGGCGCAGGCCCCTTCGGCGTCGGCCCGTGGCCGCCATACAGCGTCGTGCAAATCGCCGGCCTGGCGGTCATCTCGTTCGGCCCCACGGGGCAGCTCATCGAGACGTGGGCGATCCCGACGCAGATGTGCGAGACCGGCACCTGGACAGCCACCACGCTGCCGTCAGGGCCGCCGAATGATCCGCGATTGGAGGTGGTGGCATGAGTGGCTCCAACTACACCCTGACGCCAAATCTTGGTCTTTATAAGCCGATCGCCAATGCCGACATCAACCAGTGGGGGAGCCACCTCAATCTCAATGCCGATGTGCTGGACACGCTATGGGGCGGGACAGGAGGCATCGGGGCACCGCTCTACTGGACCGCCACCGGCAGCACCGCCTCACGCTCGGCACAGGACCGCTCGGCTGATCGGATGAACGTCAGAGACTTCGGTGCCAAGATGGATGGCACAAACGACACGACGGCATTCCTGGCAGCATACAATGCGGCACCAACCGATGGCACAGTCTATGTGCCGCCTGGTACGTGGAATGTTGACACCGCCGGTTTCGTGCGAGGTGCCGGTACTGGCAACATCCGCTTCATGGTGGAGGGCAACGCTGGCCTTCAACAGTATATCGGTGATGGCGATATCGTAGAGACGATGCTGGTAGGGCGTAAGGGCTTCTATAAGCAGATGACCACCAGCAGCAATGGCTTTGCGACGGTTCAGGTGGGTATGATCAACAACAATCCCACCTCGTTCTCACAGCCCACTGTCGTCAGCGGTTTGGTAGTTGGCGCTTCCAGCTTCACAGGTTCCAGTGGTTATACGTGGTCGCACAACGTCAACCTTGAAAGCTACGGCGGGATCGGTGGGGCGCCGAACTCAACGCAAGACGTGTCGATTGCCAGCCGTGTCCACAAGTTTGGCTACGCTGCGACGTGGCAGTTCTTTGGTTCAAGCCAAGACAACACTGGCCTCGACGCTACTGCGACCGGGAATATCGTAGGGTGGGAATCGGACATCATAGCCAACGGCCCTGAAGATCCGGCCACGGCTTATGATCCGCATCAAGGCGGGCGTGTTGCTATCAATTTTGCCAACCGCGCTAATACACCAGCGGCATGGCTGGCTAATCACGCTTATGGCGTTGCCAGCAACGGCACGGCAACCGCTGTCGGTCTTGTACAGCCGACAGTCGCCAACGGTTTTGTCTATCGTTGCATCGTTGCCGGGACAACTGGAAGCACGCAACCGACATGGCCCACAACGGTGGGCGCGACGGTCGCTGATGGCACAGTGACCTGGGAGTGCCACACGCTGGCGATGCAATTCTCACGGCTCATCAATGCAGCCGCTGCCGCCAGTACGACATATGGCGCATTCCTGTATTCAAGCGCCGCCTACTACGATGCGATCCTGGAGTTCTCGACCGCAACGCTGGTTGATGGTGGCGTGAAGGATGCTGGGATCAGGCTCGCCGCGAACATGCCGATCGACTTCAGTGGTGATGGCACGGCAGCAGGACAGAACAACCACATCCTGCAATATCGTTCAGCGACGCAGCGGCTCTATTACACCGTCGCTGGCGTCGATATGTGGAGCGTCGATGCGTCAGGCAATGTGCGCGCGCGCGGCACCGTCACCGGCAGCACCACACCGTAGGAGCGTAGCACGCATGGAAATGCAGCCGATCGAACCCAACCGACCGATGACGTGCAACCTGGTGGCCGAGCAGTGGAACGTCGTGCTGTTCGCACTACGTAAGCATGCCATGCCGTTCGAGATCTCCGCGCCCATCATCGAGGGCCTGACAACGCAGCTTCAGCAGCAGGCGCAGGCGCCGCAGCGGCTCAGCACCGAGGATCTGGCGCGCAGCATTCCAGACGGACCATAGGAGGCGACCATTTCCACATTCGCAGGTTCGATGTCCAACACCGCGCAGCCCAACCCGCAGTGGGTACTGTGTGATGGGAAACCGTATTATGTGCTCGATGACAAGCAGGCACGGCGCACGAAGGGTGTGCTCAGCGAAGGCAACCGCCAGGATTACATCAGACAGGTCGGCTGGCAGGGCAGGCGCAGGGGCCTCGGCCCTCTCGGCTGGATCATCCTGATGCCCTATGACGCAGGCGCCACCTGGAAGATCTCGCTCGCGGACGATCCAGTCGAGACCGCGCTGACGCCGCCGATCCCATGGCCCGGAAAGCCCCCGGCCGGGATCAAGTAGCCATGAGCGGCACCACCACGCCCAACTACGGGTTCAGCCTACCCGCGATTGGCGGCAATCAGGACAGCTGGGGCAACCTGCTAAACAGCAACTGGACGACGGCCGACAAGGCGATCCACACGCTCGCGTCCGGCTATCTGCCGATCACAGGAGGCGGGGTCAGCGGCAATCTAACCGCGGGCGGCAGCATCTTTGCCAGCCAGACCGTCTACGCCAACAACAGCAACATGGCGATGGGGCCGTCAGGCGCTAACGCGCTCCTGCAACTCTCTCCGAATTGCTATTTCTTGTTGCTGGCCAGCGGCGTACTCAGTTGGAACGTCCCTAGCGCCCAACTGGTGTTCGACGCTAGCGGCAATCTCAACATCAGTGGCGCGAACGCGACCAAGCCCTCAGGCAGCGCATCGTGGATCATCACCTCGGACGACCGCACCAAGCGCAACGTGCGGCCATATTCCGCAGGGCTTGCCGATGTCTGCGAGTTGGCGCCCATCCAGTATGAATACAACGGCGACGGCGGCACAACGGACGACGGCGTGACCTATGTCGGGTTGTCGGCGCAGGCCACGCAGCCGGTGATGCCGGAACTGGTGAAGCGGTTGCCAGCCAGCGAGCATACGCTGCCGGACCAACTGGCGATCGATCACGGGCCGCTCCTGCTCGCTGTGGTTAATGCCCTGCGCGAACTCGCAGACCGGGTGACAGCGCTGGAGATCCAGGGTGCCTAGGCTCACCCAGTCACCGCCCCCCGGCATCGTGAGGCAGTCAACCTCCGAGGCGACATCGGGGCATTGGTTCGACGGAAATAACATACGCTGGCGCGGCGGCGTGCTGACGCCAGTGGGCGGCAACGCATTGCTGCAGGGCACCGAGGTGTCAGACACCCCGCCGCGCGATGTCCTCACCTGGCACGACAACAGCTATCAGCGCTGGGCGGCGTATGGGAGTGACACCAAGCTGTGGGCGTATTGCTTCGACACCCAGGCGCTCTACGACATCACCCCCACAGGGGCGCCCCCGATCCTGCCTCCCGGCTATCCCTCGGGCTACGGCCTCGGGTTCTACGGCGATGGCATCTATGGCATCAGCAGCCCCACAGGCTCGCCCATCGGCCCGCCAGGCATCCTCGGCCATATCACCGACTGGTGGTCGATGGACACGTTCGGTGAGCTGCTCGTGGTCGTCCCGACCCAGGACGGGCATCTGTATTCCTGGGACCCAACGACACCGACCGTGCATGCCACCCAGGTCCTGAATGCGCCAACCAGCAACCGAGGCGTGATCGTCACCGATCAGCGCCAGGTGGTGCTGTATGGCGCCGGCGGCGATCCGCGGGCTGTCGCCTGGAGCGATCAGGAGGATATGACGGTCTGGACGCCGGACGTGACCAACCTCGCCGGCTCCAAGCAGCTCGTCACCAACGCCCACGCGCTGACCGCCTGCAAGGTGGCTGCGGGCATCCTGCTGTTCACCACCAACGACGTGCATCTGATGACCTATGTCGGGCCTCCCTACGCCTACGGCATCAACCAGATCGCGGCCGGTTGCGGCCCGATCTCGCCGCGCGCGGTGGCCGGCGCTGGCGGCTTTGTCGCCTGGATGAGCTTGCAGAATTTCTGGCTCTACAACGGCAACGTGCAGGTGCTGGGCTGCGATGTGAAGAACTGGTTTTTCAGCGTTCTGAAGGCCAACAGCATCGGGCGGCTGTTCGGCTCGGCCAATCCGCAATTCGCGGAGATCTGGTGGGACTGGCCGGATGAGAACTCAGCCTCGGGCGAGTGCAACCGCTACATCGCGATGAACTACTCGGGCGTATTGCCGGGTGTATATTCAGGCCAGGCCGGATCGGTGGCGGGCTACTGGCTGCTGGGGCGACGCGCACGCACCGCGGGCGATCGCATCGGCACGCTGGACTATCCGATATTGGGCGGGCTGGCCCCTGGTGGCACGGGCGGCGCGCTCTATCAGCACGAGACCGGCTGGACCGACAACGGGGCGCCACGTGCCAGTGCCGGCGAGGTGTTCGTGGAAAGCGGCAGCATCAACCAGGGCGAAGGGGATATCCGGTTTGCGGTCAAGCAACTGGTGTTCGACAGCACGACCGATCCGGCATTGAGCGCCAACTTCGGGTTCAAATTCCTGGCGAAAGAGCAGCCGTGGGACAGCGCGGAGACTGATACCGGACTATACACCGGTGTGCATGGGGGCCTGATGGACACGCGGGTGTCGGGGCGCAGCATCCGGATGCGGCTGGAAGCCACGGCTGATGCCCCGTTCTCGGTCGGGCGCACGCGGATCGATCTGGCCAAGGCAGGCAAACGCTGATGTCTCGCCCGCTGCCAGTCGCGCCGTTCACCGCGCCGGTCTCGGGCGACATCACCCAGCGGCTCGCCGCCGTCGCTGATGCGATCAACCGCAAGGCCGACGCGACCACGACGCCATCGTTCAGCAGCATCGTGCTGCGGGCGCCGGATGGCAGTAGCTGGAACGTGGCGATCAATGCCACCGGCACACTCGTCACCACGCAGGTTATGCCATGAGCCTTTCCGGTGGCGAGAAAGCGCACCGGCTGCAGAAGGCGCTGGACTGCGGTGGCCACGCAACACATCGCATGGACGACGTGGTGCGGATGCTGAAGGCGGGCGAGGCTTTTTTATTCGAGAATGACGGCGGCGTTATCATCGCTGAGATACAGTCATTCCCGCTTGGCAAGTCGGTGTATTATTGGCTAATCGCGGGTGAGCTGCACGACTGCCTGGCGCTTGAGCCGACCATCGACGCGTGGGCACGCGAGCAGGGCTGCATCGCTGCCACCGCGATGGGCCGTAAGGGTTGGGGCAGAGTTGCCCATGCCTCGGGGTGGCGACCGCATTTCCCGACGTTCTACAAGTCGCTGGTGGCCCCCGATGGCTCGTAAGCCGCAAGGCCTGCTGGGCACGCTGCCGGAACCGGTGGCCGATGTGGCGGCGCAGATCGGCGCAGTGGCTGACCCGCGCAGTCCCAAGAGCACGGCATTCATGGCCAAAGGCACCAAGGTGCCGCGCACGCTACCGCCGGGACTGGTAAAGGCCACACGGCCCGAGGGCACGCTGGTGACCAACTCGCCGCAGCAGGCCAAGCAGTTCGCCAAGGCGCGCACGGTGACCGATGGGCATCTGGCGAAGCAGCTCGGCTACCCCGAGAGCAAGCGGCATGCGATTGCATCAGGGGCCCCTCGTGTCGTGCAGGGGCGCACGCCAGCCGGTGCGGTGGCACATGAGAGTGTTGCAAGCCCCGGCGGTGTTCTTGCTGCTGCGCGGGCTGCGGCTCGTGCCGTGCCTGGCGGCCGGGTCGTGGTGACATCGCCGCTGGCCGCGCTGTTCCGCCGCGCCGTCATGAAACGAGGCTGATATGAGATTCAACGAAGCGGGTCAGATCGACCACCTGGCATTCGGTGGCGTCTACAAGAGCAAGGGCGGTAGCCAGCAGACCACCCAGCAAGGCACCAGCAACACGTCCGGCACCTCGCAGACGGAATTGCCGTCGTGGCTGACCGGCGCTGCGCAGCAAGCGGTGGGCACCGCACAGACGCTGTCGCAAGACCCCAACCTGTTTACCCCCTATGGCGGGCAGCAAGTCGCTGACGTTAGCCCCGGCACGCAGGCGGGGTGGAATTACGGCACCGGCACAGACCCGACGGGGATGGCGCGGCAGATCGGCGGCACCACAGGAGACATCTACTCGGCCATCAGCGGCATGGCACTGCCGCAACAACAGCAGTATCTACAGCAGGGACTGGGACAGGCGCAGGGACTGCTTGGGGGATGGGCGGGGCAGGGACCGGCCAGCGCGCAGGGCGTGGCGCAGGACGCGCAGAGCATGATGACCCCGTATGCGAATGCGGTGATTGCGCCGACGCTGCAGCTCGGCCAACAAGCGCTGGCGCAGAACCTCCAGCAGGTGGGCGCGAATGCGAACCAAGCCGGCGCGTTCGGCGGCTCGCGCCAGGGTGTCATGGAGGGTATGGCGCAGGCGCAGGGCGCGCTCAATGAGCAAAACGTCCTCGGCAACCTGCTGAACACCGGCTACGGCCAGGCGCTGACACAGGCTGGCAGCCTCGCTAATACGCGGCAGCAGCTCGGGGAAAGCGCCGCCAGCACGCTGGGGCAAATGTATGGCACGGCCGGCGGCCAGCTGGCGGGCTACGGGCAGACCGACCTCAGCAACGCGCTCTCCACCGGCTCCGGGCTGCCGCAGCAGTATCTGCAGAACCTGCTCGGCATCGGCGGCCTGCAGCAGTCGCAGCAACAGGCGGGGCTCAATGCGGCGATGGGCAACTATTATGGCCAGCAGCAGCAACCGGTGCAGAACCTCGATCTGCTGCTGTCCGCGGTCAGCGGCGTGCCCTACGGCACCACGGGGCAGACCACGGGAACCGGACAGACATCCGGCACCACGACGGGCACCACGACGCCGTCCACGGTGGATCAGATCGGCAGCTACCTGGGGCTGATCAGCAAGGTGGCGTCGATCGGCGGCGCGGCAGCGGGGATATAGCGATGAGTGGCGCATGGGACCTATCGGCACTCGGCGGCGGCGGCGATACCTCTGGGGCTTGGGATCTCTCATCAGGCAGCGGATCAGGAACTGGCGGCGGCATGGACTTCACATCCATTGCCAAGGCGCTGGGGCAGGCTGGCGGCCAACAGCAGGCGCAGAAGCCGGCCGTGTCCAACCTGCCCCCCGGCGCGCAGGCAGCGGCGGGACAGGCCGCCAGCGGTGCCTATAGCGGCAACCCGGCCAGCATGAACGCCCTGGTGCAGATGCTGATGGCACGGGTGCAGGCGCTGCGGGACGCCAGCAACCCGGCGACCGCACGCCCGGTCAATCTCCAGGGCGGTGGCAAAGCCAGCGGCCTTTTGGGCCTCTGAGGGGGCGGATATGGCAACACCTGACACCTGGGATCTGGCACAGACCGACGCGCCACCGCGCGCTGTACCACCACCTCCACCAAGTGCTGCGCCAGCGGCAGCAGCCGATCCAACGTCGGACTACATCAGGCAGCAGCTCGCGCTGCTCCAGGCGCCGCTGCCTTCGGTGCAGCCAGACACCACACCGGTCAAGCGCGGCTGGCTCTCGCTGCTGGGCGAGGCGATTGGTGGCGGCCCACAGACCGACGCGATGTCACCGGCACAACGGGAGCGTGCCGGGCTACGCGCACTCGGAGACTTCGGCACGTCGCTGATGGCGGGCTCGGGCTACTACCCAGGCAAGCCGATGTTCGGCGGCTTGGCGCAGGGGTTCGAGGGGGCATCGCGGAGCGAAGCTGGCAGCGAGCAGCAGGCGGCGTCCTATCTCGGCGCGCAGCAGAACTGGCAGCTGGAGCAGCAGAAGCTGCAGATGGAGCGGCTCAAGGAGGCGCTGCCGCTGCTGCAGATGCAGTACGGGGCAACCATCCCCAACCCACTGCTCAGCGCTAACACGCCGGCCGTGCCAGGAACAGCGACAGGCGCTGGGAAGCCAGGCGGTGGCGGCATTGCCCTCGGCATGCGGCAGAACAACCCGCTGAACCTGACCTTTGCCGGGCAGCCAGGCGCGCAGCCAGGACAGGGCAACCGGTTCGCCACGTTCTCCGATCTTCCGAGCGGCGTTGCGGCAACAGCGGATCAGCTCGCGCTCTACCAGACACAGCACGGCATCAACACGGTGCAGGACGCAGTGAAACGCTGGGTCAGCGATCCGAAGGCCGATCTGACCAGCTACACCGCCGATGTGGCGAATGCCCTCGGCGTCAAGCCGACCGACAAGATCGACCTCACCGACCCAACCGTGCAGCAGAAATTCATCCTCGCTGCCCAACCCCACGAGAGCGGCGGCGGTGGTGCGGTGCTCAATCCGGCCGATGTCGCGAAGGGCGTGCAACTGGCGGCCGCCAACCGGGGCCAGACGGCCCAGGCGCCCCCTGCGCCGTATCAGGTGGCCGGGAAGACTGTGGCGCCTCCCAGCGGCTCTACGACGGCCCCTGCCGACACGACGACCACGACAGCGGACGCCACGCCGACGGCGGCGCCCGGCGGGCAGCTGACGTTCGAGCAGTTCCAGGCGCAGCATCCGATCGCCATCAACCCGGCCGACTATACGATCACCCCGCCGAACCTGGATAAGCTTGTGGCATCGGAGGCCGCAGCCGCGCAGCAGCTCTCGCTGGCGCGCGCGGGACGCGGCGGCGATCCAGACAAGGCGCTGGTCGCCCACACCGCAGCCGCCAAGGCCGTCACCGACGCGCAGGCAGCCGCAACGGCCAAGTCGGCGGAGCTGCAGCAGGCGGCGCAGAAGAATGCGCTGGACACCCAACGGCAGCTCTACGATGCGGAGATGAACCGCCAGCAGTCCGATGAGAAAGACGCAGCGGATCGTGCGCACGCCATCGTACTGGCCAAGCTCAATGCAGACCTGACGCGCCAGACCAACAAGGACACCGTCGTTAACACAACCAACCAGAAGGGACTGGAGACGGCACAGCAAGAGCAGCACGATACCGGCAACATAGTTGCCCAGTTGGATGGCTTCCGCGCGCTCTCGGATAATGTCGAGCAACCTAAGCTCTGGCAGAATGTGTCGCTGCCAGGAATGAAGGCGACCATCGCTGAGACGCTGGGAAGCCTTGGCCTGCCGCTATCGGACACCGGAGCTGTGCAGTTGCTGCGCAGCGGCATCAATGGCCTGGTGTCCACGTTGCGCCAAGGCATGCCGATGGGTTCGTTGTCGGACACGGATTTAAAATTCATCGAGCGGCTGGGACCGACCGAATGGATGGACAAGGACACCAGGTCGGCGGTGGTTGGCTACCTTAAGCAGGCATACCAGGCAAAGAACCGTTTTTCCTTTGATGTGCAGAAGGAAATGAGCCGCGGTAAGAGTTACGGCGACGCCCTCGATGCCGCCAACCAGAACCGCAAGCCGTTCGTCCCTGCGGTCCCCGCAGAATTGAGCGCGCACTGGACCGACCCAGACCCGAACTGGGCGCAGCAGCGCCTGAAGTGGGCGCAGGATAATGATATCCGGCCCGGCACGCTTTATCACCTCAACAACGGCGCCGTGATGGTGGCGAAATCGCCTCCTCAGCAGGGGCAACGCTAATGGCTGAAGAGCCTTACGATCCCGGCGCCAACTCAGTCATGGCGGTGCCCGGCAGATCGACCGACGACACCACCTATACAGACCCTGGCGGCGCAACGCCGCAGCAGCAGCCGGCGAAAATCCTCGACACCTCGTTCCAGCGAGTGCCGACCAACGAGCAGCCATCAGGCAGCGTCTGGGGCGGCGTCAGCACGTTCCTACGGGCGCTTGACGAGGGCGCGGGCTTCGACACCACGGCAGCCGCCAACACGCCACCGCCCCCTCGTGCCGACCATCCGTGGGCAACGGCGATCGGGCAGGATCTGGCCAAGGCAGCCGGCGTGGTCGGCGGTATGGCCAAGGGGCTTAGCTTCGGTCTGGCGCCGCGCCTCGATCGGGCTATCGCCACCCCAGGACAACAGCTGGACGAACTGCCGCAAGCAAAGTTCGAGGCGAACAGCCCCGAACTGCAGACCGGGGCGGAAATCGTCGGGGCGCTGCCCACCGCGGCGATCGGTGAAGGCGCGCTCACACGATTGATCCCCGCGGCCACGCGGCCCGGCATCGTGGGCCGCGCCATGGATATCGGCGGCCAGACAACGCGCGGCGGCATTATCGGCGGCACGGCAGGCGCCGGCATGAACGAAGCGGATCCGGTCTCGGGCGGCCTCGCAGGCGCCACAGCCGGCGCAGCCATCCCGTTGGGCCTCGGTGCTGCCGGTTTAATCGGCCGCCCGCTGATCGACGCCGTGACCGCCAGGCTGGTTCCTGGGGAGGCGTCTCGTCAGGCAGCAGCCAAGATAGCCCAGGCGTTCAACCGCGACATGATCACAGCCGACCAGGCGCGGGATGCCCTGGCACGCCTCGGTCCCCTCGGGGGCCTGATTGATGCCGGCGGCGCCAACGTGACGGGTCTTGGCGAAGCGATGGCCAGCATGCCAGGCAGCAACCGGCAGCTTGCCACCGATTTCCTTGAAACCCGCATGGAGGGGGCGCCTACCCGTATCAACGCCGCGATCAACGCCGGCACCGGCACGCCCGGTGAGTTCAACGGCACTATGAGCAATCTGGCTCAACAGCGTTCCACTGCTGCCACGCCGAAATACGAAGCGGCATTCTCCCGCATCATTCCCACACAGGAGGAAGTCGATAGCGTGCAGCGGTTTATCCATGACCCGATCGGCCAGGAGGCGCTGCAACACGGTATGCGTGACATTCAGTTGGAGAAGCTCAAAACCGGTGACCCGTTCAACCCGGCAGATTACGGCGTGACGAAGGGTGACGACGGTCGGTATGTGCTCGGTAGCGGCACACCAAACCTGCGGCTGATGGACGCTGTGAAGCGGGGTTACGACACCATCGTCCAAAACATCAAAGATGCCTCTCCGATTGGTAAGCTAAATTCGTATGGCATGAGGGTAGACGCAGTAAGGCGCACCTATGTCGGACAACTCAGGGATATGTATCCCCGCTATGCCGTCGCTCTCGATGCCTGGGGTGGCCCATCGCAATCGATGAGCGCGCTAAACATGGGCCGCGAGATCCTGTCGGAAGATCCCGAGGTGACCGCGAGCACGATCGGCGCGCTGTCGGACAACGACAAAGACTTCTTCCGCGCTGGTGTGGCGCGCGCACTGAAGGACAAGGTGGACGCGACGCAGGAGGGGGCTGACGCAACGCGCAGGATCTTCGGCAACCAGCTGATCCGCGACAAGATCCGCGCCGGGTTCGGTGATGACGTCAGCTTTGATCAGTTCGCCAACACGATGCAGAACGAGGGGACTTTCGCGAAGACCCGCAACGAGGTGTTGAAGGGGTCGCAGACGGCACGACGAGTAGCCGGTCAGCAGGACGTGGATTTAGGGACGCCTCTGACGCTGCTAGCGACCGGCCACCCATTGCCAGCAGCTGTCAGCCTGCTGCGGCAAGGGGCGCGGGCCAATCCCGCGATGGATACCGACCCGGTGCGAGCGCAGATCGCGCAACAGCTATTCAGCCAACCGGGCCCGCAGCAGGGCAGCCCGTATTTCCAGGCACTGCAGTCGGCGCAGAGCCGGCTGATGACGCCGTGGGTGCGGGTGCCAGCCGGTATCACCGGAGCGATCCAGGCAGCCCAGCCGCCGCCACGGCAACCCCAGCGCGGTGGCCTGCTAGGTCAGTAGTAGGGGCCGAAGTACGAGCCGACTGGGCGACGGGCGTGGCGCTGTTCAAGCTTGTGCCGCGCGAGGGCGCGGTACTGAGCCTCGATCGCCAAGATCCTCTCCATCGGGCGAGCGAGTCCGGTGCAGGCTTGATACACCACCCAGGCAGGGCCGCCGATAATCACTATCAACAACATGCCGAGGCTAATGAGGATTTCCATTTATATCATCCAGCCAGGATCTTGTCCTCGCCGGCTATCACCACGTCGTCCAGGTCGTCGCCGGGCTCGGCTGGGAAGCGGGCGTATGCTTCCGCCAGAATAGAGCTGATCTCGCGCTGCACCCATTCCGGCCCGGCGGCCAGGGCGTCGCCCACCGTGGCGCGGCCACCAATCTCCACCACCTCACTGCGGTGATGCAGGACGGTAACCGCCGCGCGCAGCTTGTCCAGGAAGATGCGCCACGCTGCCTCGGTGCGCTCGGGCTTCTCGTTTGGCGGGGCGCCCGGATATGCAGGGGCTGGCTCGGCGTCGTAGACCATCGGATCCGCCTTGCGGGGCGCGCGCGGTGTGGCGGCGGCGACGGAGCGCAGGGGGATGGAATCGTTCAGCGCCTGGCGGGCGTCGGAGGGCGGCTCCCCCTCGATCGTGGAGCCTGTGTGCGGCGTCTCCTGGGCCGGGATGTCTGCCGCCTCCCCGGGTTCGTACATCCCGCTCGTCGCCAGCGGCCAGAGCGTGCGGACGCCCTCTGACACCACCCGGCTGCGCAACATCTGCCTGGGGAATTTGGCGTACATGTCCTTCTTACCGAAGGCGGTCATCGCACGCTTCATGTCCCAGTCGATGCGCACCTCGCCGGTCTGCGGATGGGTGAATGTCGCGTCTGCCAGTTCGTCGGTGAGCGCGTGCCACGCCACCTTGCCGCCGGCGAGGATGAAATCGCGCAGCATCGCCTCGGCCTTCTTGGCTGGCCTGCCGTTGATGATGTCGTAGTCCCGCGCGGCCTCGACTGGGTGACGGCCTTCGGCCTGGGCGATCGCCATCAGGACCAGCGCCTGCTCCGGCGTCTTGATGCCGAACAGATTGCTCTTGGCGATGGCGACGGCGAGTGTCTGCATGTCCTGCAACGGCATCGGTGCGGGAATCGTGGAAATGGCGTTCATTGTGTGGCTTTCTCGGGTTTGCGGCGCAGGCTGGTCAACTCGCCATCCTCGTTGACGCCGCGCAGTTCGACACGGGTGATCTTCACTGGGAACGTGAACTGCTCGACAATGTCGGCGTGACAGGCGCGCATCTCTTTGAGGTCTGTGCGGGTTGTCTCGACCTCCTTGACCTCAACGGCATGGCTGTTGCCGGTGCGTGCAGAAGGGTCAGCGATCATGAGCGCGGTTAGGACACGCTCGCGCGACGTAAGGTGCTTGATCTCAGCCCGAACGTCGAACAGCTCATCTGCTGGCGGCGTCTGCTGCTCAGAGCACGGCATCGCAGTCGTCCTTATCGCTGTAGACCACAGGCTCGAAGACGATCGCTAAGCGCTCCATGCGCTTGGCTTGATCTGCCAGCTTGAGCAGCTCTATCGCGAGGTGCGCTGCTTCGGACGGCATGATCGGTTCGAGGCGATGCGCTCGTCCTGCAACCCAATCGGCGCAATTTAGGTAGTCGTTGGCGATGGTCATGCTGGTGTGTCCTGTGGCTCTGGAGTTGCGGGTTGCGGCGGATGGTCGCGGTGCCAGCCATCGATGGCGGCCTCGATATGCCGCTCCAGTTCCCGCCGCAGTGCGTGGGCGATGATCTGCTGCATCTGAGAGGCTTTGAATGCGCTGATCGCAGCCTCGATGCGCTCGGCTAGATCCTGCTGGCTGGCAGCGGATGCCTGCTCATCGAACACGAAGCGTGCTGCCAGTTGCGCGACCGCTGCTTTGCCTTGGCCTGTCAGGCTCATGTTGGTCTCCTGATGGGGGTCACGCGCCGGGGGCGTTGGACTGCAGCGGCAGCTCGTCGTCTGGCGGTTCGTTGACCTCGCCGGCGACGTGCAGCGGCGGGTTGGACGGGGTGACACGGCGGGGGGTGAACACGGCCCTGGGCCCGGGGGGCCTGCCACGCTTGTTGCGCTGCGGGTGCTCCAGCATGGTGATCATCTCGCCCAATTCGCTGATGCGCGCCTTCACCTCCACGGCGTCGAGTTCCAGATCGCGCATGCGCAGCTTCAGCGCCGCGAGCAGATCGGGGCAGGTGTTCATCGCCACGGCTCCGGTCGATCAGCGAACTCCTTATCGTAGGCTGCGGTCATGGCCTCGATGTCAGCCAGTCGCACCGGTAGTTCCGGTAAAGCGCCAAGCCCCGACGAGGTTCCAGGCATCGCACGGATGCAGTTCCCAAGCGCCTCCTCAGCGGGGTAGCGGCCGGCCTGGGCGATGCTTCGGACATAGCCACAGCCGCCCGGCCCCCACCATGCGCCGTGCTCGTGCGACCAGATCAGGTACAGGTCGTTCATGCTGCCCTCCGGGCTTGCTGCCGCTCAACCGCTACCTCGAAGGCGGCGCGCTCGGGGATCAGGTAGTCTCTGCGGAACCGGGCGATGTCGTGCCGCGCGAGGCGGCGCCAGAAGCCCCTGAACTGCGGGCTGGCCGTTCGCCATTCCCCGATTTCGTTGAGCAGCTCGTCGAGCGCCTGCTGGCGCAGCAAATGCTGCATGGAGAATAGGTTGCAGTCCGCGTTATTCGCGCGTGATTTGGTGTGCCAATCGCCGTCGCGCGGTGCAGTTGCGAAACTCTTGCCCGCGACACTTGCGCTACCGTCCCGTGACAGGCGTAGACTGGTTTCGGGCGCGCCTATCCCGCCAGAATTGCCTAGCCGCGACGTTTCGCAAAAACCATCCCAGCGGAGGAGGAGGCCGTCGTCGTGCCGTACGGTAACAATAAGCATTTCGCGCTTCCGCAATCTGGAAGCAACCTTACAGGACGTAAGGTTCTAGTGCAAGGTTCTAGTGGTGACCTTAGCGAAATTGTTCGCGAGCTAGCGACCGAAGCCCAAAATGGTGCTCTGCATGGTCGCTCCATCGATGCTTATTTCATGGCTAAGCGACTGACTGCCTTGGCCGCCTGTCACGCACTGAACGAATTGTGCCAATTGGAACAACTGCAGTTTCTCTGGCATTAGCCGGAACAGCCGCAGCAGCTGATACTCGGCGTTGTCGCGCGTCGTCAGCGCGGGCGGCGGTTCTGGTATTGCTAGTTCCGCGCCCTCACCGAGCAGTTCGGATACTCGGATATTGAGAACCTGCGCGATCTTCTGTATATACTTGGTGGCGACCTTGCGACGGTTCTTGCGGTTCTCCCACAGCGTCACCGTAGCGACATGAACACCAAGCTTGGCGGCGAGTTCGCTCTGCGTCATTCCCAGATGCTCGCGTGCCTCGCGCAGCCGATCGCCAACGTCCATATCCACGATACACCTCAGAGTCGGGTTGGGCAGCGTGTCTAGGTTAACGTAGTTAAGCCTGCCTTAGCAACTCATTCGCACTATTGTAATCCCGTCTGCTCTTACCGTAAGGTAGGCTGATGGCACCCCGGCCTCTCCAGCCTGGCGAGCGTGACGCAGCCCTGGAGCTGGCGCTGAGCCCCCGCATGGCGGTCACGGAGATTGCTGAGGCCCTCGGTGTGTCCAGGGCGGCGGTGAGCCAGTGGCGGCGGGTGCCGGAGCGGCACGTTGCTGTGGTGGCCCGTATCACGGGCATCTCGAAGCGGCGGCTGCGGCCGGACCTGTTCCCGGTGCGGCAACGGATGGCGGCCGAATGACCCCCCCCGGCGACGATGACCGGCCCATGCGCGTCTCTGGCGGCGCGGCGGTGGCCGAGGTGCGGGTCACCACGGGCCGCGCCTGGCGGCTGACGGAGGACATCCCGCGGGAAAGAGACATCCAGGCGACAGTCAGGCACGGGCTCGACGTATTGCTGCTGCCGCCGGCGGTGTGGTTCGCCATGCCGGTCGGCCACATCAAGCTGACCAAGGCGCAGGCCGCGCGCCTCACGGAGATTGGGCTAAAGCGGGGTCTCCCGGACATCTTCGTGCTCCATCAGCGCCTCTATGGGGTTGAGCTGAAAAGACCTGGCGGCCAGTTGTCGCGGACGAGGATCGTGCGGACCCGCCGCGGGGGGCTGCGTGAGCTTGCAGGCCAGCGGGAGACCTTCCCGGTGCTTGAGGCCGCGGGGCTGACGATCGCCGTGTGCGACAGCCTGCCGGCCGTGCTGGCGTTCCTGACGGCCTGTGGCGTGCCCTTGAGGCCATACACGGACATGGCCGCATGACGGTGCTGCGCGCCCTTGCCCTGACGGTGTGTGCGTGGGGGTTGGCGTTCGGCGCGACGTGGATGCTGGTGGTGATGATGGGGGAGGGGGTGCGATGAAGCCGTGGGCGCTGGTAACGCAAACGCCGAGCGAGCCGATCTGCTGGAGAGTACCGTCTATCGCGAGCGAGCCGCGGGCCAGGAGAGTGCCGATGCGCATGAGCGAGCCGTCGCTGCGGAGAGTACCGATGACCGAGAGCGAGCCGGGCCGCCAGAGAGTACCATGCAAGCGGAGCGCATATGAGTGACCATGTAGACCCGTCACTACTGACGCCCATCCAGAAACTGACAAAGGATCTGCGCGAGGCGTCACGCACGCTAGGCCCAGCGGAAGCACGCTTCCTGGTAGACGCCTACTACAAGATCCAGGAAGACCGCATCCGATCCGCCCACCAGGTCCGCACACTGTCGCAGGCGACCGACGACAAAGCCCCGGAGCCGCACGACACCATCGCCTGGCTGTTCACCCAAGAGCAGACGCTGGAGAACCAGATCAAAGCCGCGCTCGATGTCTATGGTGCTGGTCAGCCTGCTGGCGTTTGGATGCGCAGCATCGTCGGCATCGGCCCAGTCATAACCGCGGGCTTCCTCGCTCATATCGACATCGCCAAAGCCCCGACCGTCGGCCACATCTGGCGGTTCTGCGGCCTCGATCCGACGGTCAAATGGGACAAGGGCACCAAGCGCCCGTGGAATGCGTCGCTCAAGCGCCTGTGCTGGATAGTTGGGGAGAGCTTCACCAAGGTTTCCAACCACCCCGATGACACGTACGGCAAGCTCTACCAGCAGCGCAAAGAGCGTGAGATCGCGCGCAATGAAGCTGGTGACTACGCCGAGCAGGCTGCCGCCTCGCTCACGGCCAAGCGGTTCGGCGACGATACGGCTGCGAAGAAGCACTATCTCGCCGGCAAGCTACCGCCTGCGCGCATTCATCTTCGGACGCAACGCTATGCCGTCAAGATATTCCTGAGCCATTTCCATGAGGTGCTGTTTTTCGTGACGTATGGGGAACGGCCGCCAAAACCCTACGTGCTCGACCATGTCGGGGGGCATGTGCATCGCATCGAGGTTCCAAACGCCCACCTCGTGCCGGGACTAAAGCCGTGACCGTTGAGAGTACCAAGTCTTGCGAGCGAGCCGTGGGTGCGGAGAGTACCGTATATACGGAGCGAGCCGACACGACCGCGAGTACCGTCGGAGATGAGCGAGCCGTTGACGATGAGAGTGCCGAGTGGATCGAGCGAGCCGCGGGGCGTGAGAGTACCGAAACGAGAGAGCGGCGCCCCTTCCGACTCACGCATTTCCAGGGTAGAAACGAGACGAGCCCCGGCGGGAACCGAGGCTCGACTGTAACTGGAACCATGCCGCGGGAGAGCGGCGAGAAGCAGGTGTGCACCTCCTTTTCGCACAGGCTCCTACGGCTGTCTAGGGAGACATGTGCCATGAGCATCACACACAACTGTGGGCGTCCCGAGGGGCGGCGTCACCGCGCCAAGATCGAGCGCTGGATATTGCCACGCCTGACGCCTGGCTGCCGGGTGCCATCGGCCAACTGGATGGCGCGGTTTCTGGGCATCAGCAGCAGTGAGGGCGGGCGGCAGATCCGGCGGGCGCTGGATGAGGCTGGCATTGCGACCGAGACGCGCGGGGTGGGGCGTGGGCGGCGGATTTATGTGGTGACATTGGGAGGGCGGCCATGAGCAACGGGGACCGCTGGATGCCGCTGTATGTAGCCGACTACCTGGGTGACACCATGCATCTGACGACGCTGCAGCATGGAGCCTACGTGCTGTTGCTGATGCACTACTGGAAGACCGGCCCGCTGCCGGATGACCAGGAGGCGCTGGCAGCGATCACTCGGGTGGATGCCAAGACGTGGCCAGCGGTGTGGGGTAAGCTCACCGGGTTCTTCACCGCGAATGGTGATGGCATGTTGCATCAGAAGCGAATGGACAAGGAGCGTGAGCACTGGATCGATCTGAGCGAGAAGCGGCGGGAGGCTGGCAAGCGGGGCGCGGAGGCCAAGCACCGTCCGCACCCTAGCAATGGCAGCGTGCCTCCGGCGCCACCACCGCCACCACAGGCCAAGCACGAACAACCGCCGGTTGTGCAGCGTCACGTCATCCCACAGCCAGGCGATGACAAAACTCTGGCAAATGCCACAACATCAACCAAACCTTATGTTGTGGATAACCTGGCAATTGCCAAAACTTTGCCAGGTAGTTTGCCACCACCTTTGCCAGACGATTCTGGCAATTGCCACCCGTTTGCCACCCGTTTTGCCAGCGTACCTTCTACCAAGAAAGAGAATATATTACTTTCTTCTCAGGAAGAATGCGCGCGCGAGGCAAAACCGGGCGAAACGGGAGCAAATCCGTCTCCCGAGCAAGTGACCGTCCCCGCTGACGGACTGAAGGCGCTGCTCGACACCCTGCCACCGTTTCCAGCACCATCTCGGCTACCCCAACGCAACCACACGTTGGACGTGCAGAAGGCAGCCGTCGCCAAGCCGGCCCGTCCCAAAGCCTGCTACATCGCGGGGCCGCAACTTGCCGCCCTCCGCAAGCAAGCCGGCATCATGGTGCCAGCATGAGCGACGACCCCTATGACCTCGGCCCCATGCCAAGCTTCCTGGGCTGCGACGATTACCGCGATATCTGGTTAGACCAAGCCAAACCAGAATCACGCTACAGCCGGGCAGGCCTCTGGTCCGAAAGCGGTGAGGACCCCGATGAGCTGCGCCAGATGCCGTACTGGCGCTACCTCAGAAGCGACCACTGGGCCATCGTGCGCCAACGGGCTTTGGCAGTAGCCGAGGGCCGGTGCTTTTACTGCTCCGCTACCGACCATCTCGACGTTCACCATCTCACCTACCGACGCCGCGGCTGTGAACTGGACGAAGACCTGATCGCCCTTTGCAGGGCCTGCCATGCCATCGAGCACCTGACCGACGAGGAGGTCGAGCGCGATCTGATCGCACGGGACCCGCCATGACCACACCAGTCGATCCAAATGCCGCAGCCTGCAACCTGCTCAGCGAAATCCTGCGCAATGCGTTCTGGCACGTCGGATACCATGAACTCGAACTACCCAAAGCCCACCGTAAGGCCGCCGCCGTTCACGCCCTGCTACAGCGATGCGATCTCCTGACCAACCTCACCGAAGCACGCAAAACATACGACGCAATGGACGATGTGGACGATCCACGCAGCGTCGATGAACTGGCCAGGACAATGCTGGTCGAGGCAGCCGACACCATCGAACACCACGAACAAACCCTCAGAGAAAGCCACACCAAACTGGCACACGCCAAAGCCCTCCTGCAACGCACCAACTTCCACCTCTCCCTCACCGACCTCGAAGACTACGCCAAACGCCAACTCAATGAGCGTGACAATGCCGCTTGACGTCGTCCCCGCTCAGTGCGTAGCTACACCAGAACCCGCAGTCGGTGACCTCGGGTGCTACAGCATTCGTTGGGCTTGCGTTTATACCCACCCACAAGCCGAGCACTGGGCCAAGACCAACCTCCAACTCGTCGGTTACCGCGTCTGGTTCCCCACCCGCACCATCCAGCAGCCCGACCGCAGCATCCCAACCAAGCTCAACCCAGTCGAACGCCCGCTCTTCCCACGCTACGGCTTCATCGCCTTCGACCATCGCGACACCTCCTGGTCCCCAATCCGCAACACACCAGGCGTCATCGACCTCGTTCGATGCGGGGCTTTACCGGCATACACGAATGCGGAGGCTGTGGTGAGGCTACAGGCCGTTCAGGAGCTGGCCGCTACCCAACCACCAGAAACCAGCCATTGGCACCTGGGCGACGCTGTGGCGCCTCGCATTGGGCCGTTCCAAGGGCTGCCAGGGGTGGTGCTAGCAGTGCGGGAGGAAAACGCCGTCGTCGGCATCCTCTTCCTCGGACAACTCCGCGAAGTCGTCTACCCATTCGACGCCATCATCAGTAGGAACGACTTCTAGCTGACTGGCTAAGTAGAGGAACGGAGCGTAAGCCGTTGTTAACACTACAAGCGCCAAGATTAAATCCAGGCGGCCGCCCAAAAGGCAGGGCAAATGGCGTCAATTCTGACATCCGCGGCATGATGCATCAAGCCCTGCATCGCGTCGGTGGCGTCAAGTATCTGGCCCAGCAAGCCATTGATCATCCAGGCGCTTTTCTCACGCTGCTCGCCAAGGTGATGCCAGCTCATATCGTCAGTGAAAGCAGTAACCATCTGCATCTGCATCTTGAGGCAGCGATGGAGGTGTCAAAGCAGATGCTGCAACAGCCCAAGCGGGCGATAACCATTGAGCCGCAGGCACAAGATGCACCATCAGTCTCATTGCTCGATGCGCCATTGCCCGAGGAATAACGCTCGTGATTAGCATGAGCCGCTAACTTACAATAAGTGGCTCATACCAATGATATCAACGGGTTACGCAGCATCTGGCCGCACGGGGCTTCAGTGGGGCTTCAGAGCAGCAGCAGCACCCACTCATGTTGCAGTGCAGCGTGTAGCTACAGTGCCACTGCATAGTAACGAACCGAACCAACGACGATCGGCGCTGACCAGCCACACGCACGCAGCAACGCCAGCGACATAGCCGCATCGCAGCACTGGCACCGATCGGCACCACCACCAGGATCGACCCCCGTGCCATGGCCCCCCTTCACGCGACCGGCCATGACACCCACGCCCACCCTCACACTCTCCCAAAATTTTTGGCATGCTCGTAGCTACGTATATACGCGCCCATATACCCATGACAGGTGAACGGCGATGACCATTGGGTTTATCTTTTGGTTGATAATGTTGTTGGCGATAGTGTTTCACATTGGGGGATATTGGGGTCCGTATGCGGGTAATCCGAATGTTCCGAGGTTCAACGGGGTGTGGGTTTTTGTGCTCCTTTTTATCCTTGGTTGGGCGGTATTTGGGTTTATGATTCAGGGGCCTGGTGTGAGATGAGCCACGGAGCGTTGGTTGGGATCATGGTTTTGGCGCTGGTTGTGCTGCTGATCACCGCGGTAACGTGATGGGATGATCCTGCAGAACACCCCGTTTCTGTGCTTGGCGTGCCATCACAGGTGGATGGACGACTTGGTGATGGACGCGCCTGCGATGGTTGTCGTTGCTTCGATGCGCGCCATCCATTGCCCTCAGTGTGAGGCTGGGTGGAAGCGCATTGCGATTGCCGCTGAACTGTCGCGTGACGACCCGGCCGGATAGCGAGTAGGGGCGGCTTCTGGCGGTGACCGCCCGCTACTCATGTCGCTCAGCCTGGCCGTCCCGGGCAAGGTTGCACCTGGGCGACATCGCCATCACAGCACGGTCGAGTCCAAGACGCAACGACACAGTGACCGAGCATGGCATCCGTACGCAACGCAGACACATGGAGACATCTGATGACGCTGCACACGTCCACATTTGAGTATCTGAAACCTACCGACGGTCAGATGCGCGACATGGCGTTTGTGCGCGGCACCTTCGCTGAGTTGACCAACGTCATCGCCGCACATATTCCGGACGGGCCGGACAAGACCTACCTGATGCGACAACTACGGGACTGCGCGATGTGGGCGAATATCGCGATTACCCGCAACCCGGACGGTTCGCCGCGCGTCTGAACATCAACGTATGGAGGATTATGATGGCACGGGTTCACGTCATGGGCGGGTATTTGAACGTCGAGGGGATGAGCGGCGGCTATCCCGGCAATGAGCTGCCTGGCGTCGAGGGTCCGGTTGATCCTGGCTACGGCATCAGTAGCGACCGGCCAGCACATCCGATCGTGATCCCACCAGATGCCATTGGTCCTGGCCTGCCGTCGCACCCGATCTATCTGCCGGTGTATCCCGGCCATCCAATCGTTCTGCCTCCGGATGCAATCGGACCGGGTCTGCCATCCCATCCGATTTATATACCTGTGTATCCACAACACCCGATTGTAATCCCGCCTGATGCGGTTGGACCAGGCCAGCCTGAGCATCCGATTGTGCTGCCAATCTATCCCGCCCAAGGACTACCGCCGTTCGCGAGCCACCCCATCGTGATCCCGCCGGAAGCCATCGTGCCGGGGACCGATGGCAAGGCCCATGTCGTGGTCTATGCCAACGGGCAACGGATTGCCTTTACCGTGGAGATGACGCCAAAGCCGCCCCCGACCGAGGCAGCGCCGAAGAGGTGATCTGGAATAGCATGAAATCTTCGATGGCGGGGACGAGATCGAACGGGGACGCAATCCGCCAGGAGCCGCCCCGGCCACGCGTCGGTTAATCAGGATGGACCCCAATTCCAGTAGGCGCGCGGGGGTGACAGCCGGAGAGACGGGCACAACAACAAACATTCCAGGGGCTTCACACGAAAATGCCGGGAGGACGCGGAAATGGCGCCTCCTGGCAGCGCCACCAGTGCAGGCAATTCGGGTGGATGTTGATGTGGTCGGTGGCGGGAACGTGGAACTGCACAGCGGTTTCGTCGTCTCGGAAGAACAGTCGCGCGACGTGTTCCATCTCGGCCCAGTTTGGCACCCGGTTGCGGCGCGAGACGCTGACATGATCCCAGCCACCCTCGCTGCTGGCCACAATCACCAGGGGCTGACGATCGATCGGTGACGGCACCGTAAACGCGCCGCAGGTCTCATCGCCGTCCCACCCATAGGCCTCGTGGACGGCCTCGCCGCGCATCCGGTAGGCGTCCAGTTCTCGGAGGTTCTTCATGTCAGACCATAACAACATGCGTCAGCGGCGAGCCTAGTGGCCGAGGCGCCGCCCAACGGCAATGGTGGCGGCCACACCACGGTCGTGCAGGCGGCGATCAAGCTTGGCGGGCAGGCTGCGCACACGCTCGGCCCCCAGTTCCTGGCGCTGATCATTGTGAACGGTCTGGCGCTCAGTTTCCTATTCTGGTTCGTGGATGCCCGCGCCAAGCACACCGCCGACGTACTCAACCAGTTGCTGTCGGCATGCCTGACGAAGCAATGACCCGAGCTGAGAGGCGTGTCGACCGGTTGAGGCGGCCTACCCGTCATGTGGCGTCAATCGGGCATCCGCCCCTGCCCCGTTTGCACCCGGCGGGGCCTACGCTTACCTTTGGAGCGAGTCTGGCCTGCTCCATCACCGCATGGCCGTCAGACCACTCGCACACACCGTCAACGAACCATGTCTTGGTTCGGCAGATCGGGCAGAATTGCACGGTTTCGACGGCCATTCACCCCTCCTGCTCATCGTGGCGTGGCTGGACAATCTGCAACGTGACCTCTTGCCCGCAGTCTGGACACTCGCTTGGTAGCGTCATCGTGCTCCACATAACGCTACACGCTGGGCACATGATGCGGAACTCGTCGCCACGCAGCGCCACGAGAGGTTTGTTACTCATCAACCTGCCCCTCCCGGCAGCGCTGGGTAATGATAGCCAGCGCCTTCAGTGTCACGCCGACGCCGAGATGCCTGGCTGCGTTGGCGACATTGCGCACCTGGGCGTCCCGGTCACCGGGGAACCCATGCTGTGCGGCCGCTGCCACGCGCAGCGCCGCCTCGTCCTCACTTAGTTCCATGGGTGCCTCACTCTTCAAAATGCCCCTCACGCCCTGCCGCCACGTTTTCCAGCGCGCATGTCGGACGCTCGGTCGTATTGTCATCGGCCATTCAGACGTTCTTCCAGGGCTTTCATTCGAGCTTCGCAGGACATGAGCCGCTGAACCTCCTCGATCGATCTCCGATCTCCCATCAGGTTGAAGCCGTTCCACGAGAGTGCGGAGACTTCCATGTTCTGCTCGTGCGCGATGCGGTATAGCTCTCTGATGACGGCGGCTCGGTGGTTTGGCGCTTGGCTGCCCGCTGGCGGGACGATGACCTGACTGACGATGCGGCGCGCCTCCTCCAACTCTCTCTGAACAGACGCCGGCTTCTTGGTCATCTTGTCCAAGTCGCCGCGATCGGGATGGATAGTTGTTTGTGGTTTCATAACTTTGCCTTCAAAGCAGCCTCAATGCGGTCGATCGCCTCGTCTGCGCGGAACTTGGCAGCAAGAAGCGTCTCGCTGTTGGTGAACGAGGCCAAGTCGATCAGCCGCCGGATCGTCTCAACATCGTCTTGCAGATTGGTCGTTTCAGGGTTCGATGGTCTGTCGTTCATAGCGCCATACCACCTCCTACTCATCAACCTGCCCCTCACGCCCCGCCACGAAGCACGATTGGCGCGTTCATTTCCTCGGCTATCTCAGCGAGAGCCGTGCGAAGCCGCGTGATCTCCTGCGCCCCAGCCGCCAACAGAGAGTTCGCCACATGCTCACGGGCGCGGAGCCGCTCAATCTCTCGTGCTCCTGCCGACAGCAGCTCGTTCGCCTCCGACGGGTCGTGGTTGGCGTCAACCTTCAGCATCATGGTGACGATATCGGTTAGGTCTTGGCTCATGCCTCATCTCCGGGATGCCAGTATGGCCCCATCGGGGGCCGTGCCGCCGCCCGCGCCTCCAGCAGTTGAGCTAGGGCTGTCCAACCAGCCTTGAACGATCGCTCGGCCAGGGCCTCCTCGCCGACTGTGCGGTTGCCGAGGTTCTCCTGATACGCCAGCCACGCGGCCTCTTGGTCGTTGTCCATACCGCCTCCTACTCTTCAAAATGCCCCTTGCTTTTCACAAACAGCCCCGGAATGTGCTCCTGCGCATAGTCGCAATCTACGCATCGAAGGATCACGCGGCGCCCGTGGATGACTGGGAACAGGTTCTGATGGCGGCTGTCGTTCCCGCAGGTTAGCGGATGCGCGACCTTCGCCACTTGGTGGTGGCAGATGCGGTTCATGATCGCCAGCAGGTCGGCATCGGTGGTTTCAGGGTGTGTCATGCCGCCGCGCCCCTCAGTGCCAACCGGGGATCCAGCCGATCCACAGTGCCCCCAAGCCTCCTCCACTCGCATGGGACAGTAGCTGACGGGAGGATTGGCGCCAGCACAGTCACCGCCGCAGACCGGACAGTCCGCGAACCGGTGGCACCGGCCGCAGTAGCTCTCGCGCACGTCGTTCAGGTTGAAGCTGACAGCGGAGCAGAACGGGCACACGAACCGATCACCCTCGTTGGCTTCCATGCCGCCCCCTACTCATCAACCTGCCCCTCACGCTGCTCTGCCAGCCGCTTCGTTTCCGCTTCGTAGATGCGGCGGATTTCAGCCTCTGGCAGGCCGCCCCACTCTCGTAGCTGCTCACACATGAAGCGCAACTTTGCCTCGGTCAGAGGAAGCTCGGTCGTTTTGGGATCAGCCATTGTTGCTTACATCCAGGTTCATCAGCCACCGCATACCTAGCCTTTCTTCGGAGGGACGGCCGGGCCAACGTAACGCCAGCCGCGGTTATAGAGTGTCGGACTGTTCCACGATTGCCCCAAAGAATGCCACAGCACGCCATCGCGCACCTCGAAGACCAGCCATCTTCGGTCCTTCTCGTGATACGCCCAGTGGAAGCTGTGATGGGCGTGCTTCGATGGCGGATCGATGATGCCTTCGCTGTCCATGCCGCCTGACCCCCAGTCAGGTGCCAGTTGCCACAATTGGACCCCGAAAGGTGAGCGGGAGGACAATTCCCGGTGCGCGAGTAGAGGGCAACACACGGCAGGGCTGGAAGCCCCAGGAAGCCAGTACCTCGCCGGAAGCGGTAAGTCCTCAATGACGCCCTGCATTCGCATAGTCTTTGCGCCGCTCACGTCAGCAGATGACAGGGATGGCGCCATAAGAAAAGCCCCGTCTCACACGGGAGAGCGGGGCGCTTGAGGTTCTCGGACTTATCGCGGACCCAGCATAGCACAGCGGAGCGCCGCCATGCCAGCCAGCATGAAGCACGTCGTCTCGGTGCCCTGGACCGACGAGGAGCGCACCACGCTGCGCCAGATGTGGGAGAACGGCATCGGCTGCACCGGCATTGGCCGCCACCTGGGGCGCAGCAAATACAGCGTGCGCTCCGAGATCGAGACGCTGAACCTCGGGCCGCGCGGCAGCCTCGTGGCGCCCCCTGCACAGCCGCCTGGCCGGGTGGTGCTGGCACGGGCGCAGCCGAAGCCCCTGCCGGCCAACGCCCGCACGCTGCCGCCGCTGCAATCTGAACTGCAGGCCGATGAGTGAAACCGCTGCCCCCGACTATGCGGAACGGATGCCACCCTCGTGGGCGGAAGCGATTGCCCGCGCGCCCAACCCGTATGAGGTATCACTCGCCAGATACGCCAGGGCGCCGATCGCATTCGTGCGCGAGGTGCTGCTGGCTGAACCTGACGACTGGCAGCTGAAGGTGCTGCGGGCGCTGGCGAGGGGGCACACCCGGATCGCGGTGCGCAGCTGCCACGGGCCCGGCAAGACCGCGCTGGCCGCCTGGGTGGCGGTATGGTTCAGCAATACGCGTGCTCCGTTCAAGCTGGCGATGACGGCCCCGAGCAGCCCGCAGCTGTTCGACGCCCTCTACCCCGAGGTGATCAAATGGCTCGATCGATTGCCAGGCGCGTGGCGCGAGTTGTGGCACGTGACCTCCGACCACATCACGCTGAAGGCCAACAGCGAGTGCTTCATCACGGCGAGGACCAGCAGGCCCGAGACGCCGGAGGCGCTGGCGGGGCTGCACTCGGACAACATCCTGCTGGTGGTGGATGAGGCGTCCGGCGTGCCGGAACAAGTGTTTGAGGCGGCGTCTGGGAGCATGAGCAGTGCGGGGGCAATCACGCTGCTGATCGGCAATCCGACGCGGTCGTCCGGCTTTTTCTGGAAGGCGTTCATGCTGGAGCGGGACCGCTGGTTCTGCATGAAAGTCGGGCACACCGACAGCCCGCGGGTGACGCAGGACTTTGCCGACGAGATTGCCGGGCGGTATGGCCAGGACAGCAATGCGTACAGGGTCAGAGTCCTCGGGGAATTTCCCCTGGCCGATGCGGATACGCTGATCCCGGCCGAGTTGGTCGACGGCGCGATGGTGCGGGATGTCGCGCTGGACGGCTCTCCCGAGATCTGGGGCGTCGATGTCGCGCGGTTCGGGACGGACGCATCAGTGCTGATCAAGCGGCGGGGCAATGTGGTGCCTGAGATGCCGCGCAGCTTCCACCAGCTGGATACCATGATGCTGGCGGGGGCGATCAAGGCCGAGTGGGACGCCCAGATCACCAAGCCGGTATTGATTTGTATAGACGTGATTGGGATTGGGGCGGGGGTTGTCGACCGGTTGAACGAGCAGGGGTTGCCCATTCTCGGCGTCAACGTCTCGGAATCGCCCTCCACCACCGGGCGCTATGCGAGACTCAGAGACGAGCTGTGGGTGCGGTGCAAGGAGTGGCTGTCGAGCAGGGCGGTTCGGCTGCCGCGGCATGAGCGGCTGAGGGATGACCTAGTGGCGCCGCGGTATGCGTTCCTGTCGGATGGCCGGCTGAAGGTCGAGGACAAGAACAGCATGCGCGCCAGGGGATTGCCATCATGTGATTACGCGGATGCGTTGAACCTCACATTCTGTCAGCAGGGGCTGGGGGTGGGCTCGGGGATGAGCGGCGGGATCTACGACAAGGTGGGCATGCGGATGGATCTCGGCCAGGAGGTGGAGGTGTGAGGGCCGCTGACCTCTCCGTCATGCTGCTCCCGGCAGACGATGGCGAGGGAATGGAGGTTACCGTCTTTGATGGTGATCAGCCGGTACTGGAAGTTGGCATCATCGATCTGGTTGCAGAATGGGCAGAGCTGGAGAGTCTCCAGGGGGAACTGCATCCGTGTCTTGATGACACGCTCAATGTGCTGGGCGACATGACATACGCAATCATCAAGGTGGTGGAGCGGATGGAAAAGGACGATCCGCACCGTGGTGCCCTGCTGGACATCTACGTAAAGGCTTACGACTACACGCAGATCCTTGTGGAGGCATTGACGGATGATTGAGCCATGAGCGGGCTGCTCGGTCCTATGGTCGCCCCCGGCATCACCCCCGATAGCGGTCAGGGGCAGTTGGCGACAGCGATCTCGTCGTTCTTCGGCGGCGGGACACCGCAGTTCAGCACGCAGGCTCCACAGGCTGCGCCGCCACCAGACAACACCTATGACAAATGGGGGCATGTCGTCACGGGACAGCCGCAGGCCGCACCCACCGTGCCATCGCTGAACGTGGGGCCAGGGTTGGCGCAGGCACAGCAAGGGTCCAGCGCCGTCAATCCTGGTGCCAGCGGCTACGATATGTGGGGGCGCCAGGCGCCGGTCGCGCCACAGGCCACGCCGCAGCTACCGGGCCTGGCCGACATCCTGGCGATGATCCAGGCGGCACAGGCCAGGCAGGCGGCGAATGGGCCCGCACTGCCAGGACTGCTGGAACACGACGGCAGCGAAGGCGGCGGCGGTGGCGGTGGCGCAGAGGGGACCATGTAGTGAGCGGACTGATCCAACGACCCGGCGGCCTGCTGTCTCCCATGGGGATGCCCCAAGGGATTATCCCGCCTCTGCCGCCGTTGCCCAATCTTGTTCCCAGCGGAATGCAGCCACAGGGGCTAAATTTGGGCAGCGAGCAGATGCTGGCCTACCTGGTCCCGCAGCAGGCGGACCTACATCCACACAACCCCGACCAGGATCTGCCGCCAACCCTGCGGCGCTACGCGGCCGGATTGCGCCCCACAGTGAAGCCGGAAGGCGTGCCGTGGCAACAGGAAGTGGTTTTTGAACGCCTCGGCAAGGACGATCGCGAGATAGAAGCCGTCGCGCAGTACTACTTTCGTGTGGCGATGAATTACGACGCGTATCTGTCGCGTGAGCGGATCACCGCGTCCCAGTATTACGATGGGCGCCCGTTGGGGGACGAAACGCCGGGACGCTCGCAGATCGTGCTCACCGTGGTGCGCGACACGATCAGGAGTACGCTGCCGTCGCTGCTGCGCGTGTTCACCGGCGTTGAAGACCCCGTCTCGTTTGAGCCGATTTCGTCTGAGATCACCGGCAACGATCAGCTGGCGACGACACTAGCGCGCCAGGCGACCGATTATGCGCGCTGGGCGCTGATGACCGCCAACCACGGCTGGCAGGTGCTGCACGATGTCTTGTTGGATGCGCTGACCAGGAAAGCGGGGTGGGCACGCTGGTACTGGGGCAAGCGGGAGCAGGTGCGGACGGATGTCTGTGAGGGCCTGCTGCAGCCGCAGTTGCAGATGCTGCTCGCCCAGCCCGGCATCGAGGCGCAGCGCATCGTCCGACGCCCGATGACGGACGAGGAAATCTCCACCCTGCAAAAGACCCCCGATGGGGCGATGTATCTGCAGTCGGGTGGCGCTGCGGAAATGTGGGCGGCCACCATCACCCGCACCGCGCAGCAGAACTGGCCAGTGGTCGAGGCCGTGCCCGCCGAGTGCGTCTGGGTGGTGGCCGATGCCAACGACGTCGGGACGGCGCGCGGTATCTTTCATGTGCGCGATGTACCGGCATCGGATCTCATTGAGATGGGATTACCCGAGGACAAGATCCTCGCCTACTGCGACACCATGATGCGGCCGCAGCAGCGCCGCGAGATGATCGCCCGTAACCCCGCCCAGGGGCACAATATCAAGCCGTCGCCCCCAGGTGACCGCAGTATGGGCATCTGTCGCTACGCCGAGGGCTGGATACGCTGCGACACGGATAACGACCATAAAGCGGAACTCATCCACGTCCACATGCTGGGCAATGCCACCAAGATGATCCAGTGGGAGCGCTGCGACGAGATCCCGCTGGCATGCTTTACGCCATACAGGGAGCCCGGGCGGCTGATCGGCTACAGCCAGGCCGACATGGTCATGGACCTGCAGCGGGTCGAAAGCCGGGTGATGCGCGCGACGCTCGACAGCCTGGCGCAGAGCATGTTCCCAAGGACGGTCGTCACCCTCGGGCAAGTGAACCTCGCGGACGCCAGACAGACGGCAATCGGGTCCATCATCCGCACCACCCAGGCGGGCGCCGTCACCGAGCTGGTGAAGCCCTATACCGGCGAGGCGGCGCTCAACATGATGCAAGCCCTGGAGGCCATCAGGGAGAGCCGGACAGGCATCACGCGAGCTTCGCAGGGGCTCACCGTGGACGAGCTGCAGAGCACGGCACCCGTGGCCGTGTCGGCGCAGACCAGCGCAGCTCAGGACCGGCTCGACATGATGGCGAGGACGTTGGCCGAGACTGGGCTAGCGCCGCTCTACAGTGGGCTATTGCGCATGATGGCCAGGCATCAGGACCGGCCCAACGTCTATCGTATCCGCGGGCAATGGGTGCCGATCGATCCGCGCGCGCTCGGCGTGATGTGGCAGACCAGCGTGAATGTCGGCGGCAAGGGCATGCCCATGGAGCGCCTCGCTATGCTCGCCCAGATCGCCGGCAAGCAAGAGATGATCATGCAGAGCCAGGGGTTGGATAATCCGCTGGTCGGCGTGCCGGAATACCGGAACACGCTGTCGCGCATGCTGGAAACCGCCAACATCGCGGATGTGTCGTCCTACTTCAAAGCCCTGCCCCCCGGGTTCCAGGCGCCGCCGCCGCCACCGACACCGCCCGATCCGTCGCTGATCCTCGCCCAGGTACAGGCCGGCAAGACCGCGGCGGATGTGGAGAACGATCGGGCCAGCGAGCAGACCAAGCGGGCGCAGATGCTGACCGATGATGATCTGAACAGGGACAAAGCAGCGCTCGATGCCTGGACCAAGACCTGGGTCGCCGGGGCGCAGTTCGGCACCCCCGTGCCGTCGCTCACCGAGTTCCAGCAGGCGATGACTAGCAAGGTGCCGGGCATCCAACTGCTCGGCAACTTGCCGCCACCCACCAGCCCGCAGATGCCAGCCACGGCAGGCCCACCCCCAGGCCAGCCGCCCCAAGGGCCGCCACGGCCGCCAGGGATGCCCCAAGGGGCGCCAGGGCCATCCATGGTGCCGCCACGCCCACAACAGCCCATGGGGCCGCCCGCCGGCTCGTTCAATCCAGCCCAAGCGATGGCGACGCGCCAGGCGCTGATGCAAGGCCAGATGCCCAGTGCATACGGGAACATCGCTGCCAACGCCGCGGCGAAATCACTGTTCGGACCCGGAGGGCCGCCATTGCCGCGGCCCAACGCGCCACCACCACAACCAGGGCAATAACACTTTCCGCGAGTTCAACTCGCAACTGCGAGTTGGCAGAAAACCGCGTCAAACCGCGTCACAGGAGGCCACCATGGTCACACGCGCAACCGGCAGCCAGTCAACGAAAACGGTGCCCCGCCAAGGTCAGAACAAGCCGGTGGCTGGTGGCACATCCGGCGCCGGCAAAGACCGCGGCACCGCCAAGCTGCCCACCATCAGCAGGACCACAACCCGGAAGTGAGCGACCTCTCCCGCGAGGAACGCTACGAAATCCAGCGCCGCGGCGGCGAGGCCCACCGCCTGCTGCAGGATGCCGAACTGATGAGCATCCTCACTTTCATCCGCGACGGCGCGGTGCAGACGGCGGTGCATGGTGCCGATGTCCGTGAGCGCGAGGACGCCCGCAACCTGGCGCGGGCGATCGATCACCTCGCGACCGAAATGCGCTCACGCCTCGATACCGCGCTGCTCACGCAGCAGCGCGAGACCGATGGCAGGCGGTTTGAATGAGGATGCACCATGAGCGAGAGTAGCGGCACATCCGCACCGGCTGCCCCGGCAGCACCCGCAGCAGCCCAGCCGGCCACCCCGGCACCGGCAACCAACACCAACGTCGTCAACGCCCCCGCGCCAGCCAGCCAGGAAAGCATCAGCCTCTCCGATGCCGGGCGCCTGCTCGCCAGGCGTCGCCAGGAGGCCGCACGCGAGGCCCAGGGGCAACCCACAGCACGCCTCAACCCCTCTCCAGCCCCCGCAGGGCCGCCCGGACAGCTTACGGCGCCGGTAGAGTCCAAACCAGCAGCGCCCGCCGCCCCCACCGATAGCTACGACACCATCGCCAAGGCGCTGGGGTTGCAGGAAGGGGTGCAGCCGGCGCCGGCCGAGGGTTCCCCCACCGAAGGGGAAAGCGACAGCGTCTATACGATCGACGGCCACCGCGTCACCGCCGCTCAGATCAGGACGGCGATGGGGCAAGCCGCGGACTATACCCGCAAGACCCAAGAGTTGGCTGTCCAGCGCCAGCAACTCCAGCAGCAGGCCGAGGCACTCGCTACCGTGCTGCCGCATATCCAACCGGAACTCGCGAAGCTTGGTGAGCGCCTCCAGGGAGCGACCCCGCCAGACCCCAGCCTGATCGAAAGCGACCCGCAAGGCTATCTCCGCCAGTTCGCCGCCTACCAGGCCGCCACCGCCGAACAGCAACGCCTCGGCACCCTCACCCAACTCCAGCAGCAGGCCTACGAGCGCTCGATGAGCCAGCAGGTCGAGGCCGGCAACAAAATGCTGTCGGAGAAATACGAGTTCTGGCGGGATGATGCGATGCGCACGACCGTCCAGCGCGACATTGCCAAATGGGCCGAAAGCAAAGGCGGCTACACGAGGCAGGAACTCCAGGGACTGTCCGACCCGCGCCACGTCGAGAGCATGATGAAAGCAATGATGTGGGACAGGATGCTGGAAGGCGCCAAAACCACAGCCCCCAAGCCGGTGCAGACCGCACAGGTCCGTGGCGTGCGCCCACCACCAGCCGCCGCCGCCCAGGTGCAGCAGGCCGAACAGGCGTTCGAGGCACGACCCAATGCCCGTAATGCCGCCGCCCTGCTCAGCGCCCGCCGCTCCAACGCCAGCAGCAGCAACGGACGGTATTGACGGCACAGTAGATACGCTCGTAGCGTCCCGCCGTCGGTCGGGGGCAGTCGCAGACCAAGCAACGATCGGGCCGTGCAGTCGCAGGACGACCAAGTTGACCAGCAGCACGCAGCGCAGTCGCTGACCAAGCGCTAAACGCCTGCCAGGCCATCAGTCAGATCCATTGCGAACCAGCAATTTTGGTTCAACCGGCACCAGGCGCACCGCGCCGTGCTAAGCAATGGAGTAGACCATGGCCGTTCCCGCAATGGGAGCTGCACCCTCAGGCACATATGTCGAGACTGCAGCTGTTGGCGTCCGCGAAGACCTCGCGGATATCATCTATCGCATCGATCCCGACGAGACACCGCTCGTCTCATCGTGTTCGCGAGTAGGCTCCAAGCAAGTCCTGACCGAGTGGATCGTGCAGGAACTCAATCCGGCAGCAGACAACGCGCAGCCCGAAGGCTTCACCGCCGTTATGCAAGCGGTCATCAAGCCGGTGCGGCTCAACAATGTCTGCCAGTTGCTGGCCCGCACAGTCGGCGTCTCCAACACGCTCCGTGTCGTGGACGTGGTCGGGGGCGAGGACGAGTACAACCGCAATATGATCCTGCGCGGCATGGAGGTGAAACGCGACCTCGAATTGGCCGTCACCTCGCCACTCGTGCGCACCATCACCGACCCGAGGCACATGAGCGGCCTGCCCTGCTACACCAACTTCGGGGCACGCGGTGCCGGCGCAGGCGTCATGCCCATCGGTGACGGCTCCAACGCAGGCACCGTTGGCACCACGTTCGACCTCACCCTCGCCGTGGTCAACACCTCCGTGCAGCAGTGCTGGCAGGCCGGGGGTAATCCGACATTGGCGATCATGTCGGGGAATATTAAGAACTATTTCGCAACATTGTCGCAGGGTGGGACCGGCAATCCGATCGTCGCCCAGAACATCGTCCAGGCGTCACCAACCGGGGAGATGACCATCCAGGGCGCGGTGGACGTGTACCGCACCAACTTCGGTACGCTGCAGTTGGCACCGGATCGGTTCTGTCCCGCTCATCAAATCCTGCTTGTATCTACGGACTATGTCGAGATGGCACCGTTGCCAGAGCGTGACATGATTCAGCAAGACTCGCGCCGCATTGCGGCGAACGACAACGCCATTCGTTCGCTAGTAGCGGCTTAGGTCCTTCAGCAAGTGATTGCTGTCGAAAACTGGGTGAATTCGGTGAAGGCGCAAACAGGAAAGCTGTGCGTAATACCGAGCCAAGCCCCGCAAGGGGAAGGTGTAACGACTAGGGGGCAACCCCGTAGCTTCAAGCGAAGCGAAGCGCCCAGCCCTGCTGCGGCAGGTGATGAGATAGTCTGCTCTGCATGGAGACATGCAGCAGCCCGCAAGGGCGGTTGGAGAGTAGCGAACTCCGATGAACAATCAGGATGCGCAAACCGGCGACAACTCGCAAGGTGGCGTTGTGTTCGAGGGCTGCATTCGTCCCACAGCCCCCAAAGCACATGCCACGATTTTCGATTTGAACCAATAACGAACATGCAATGACAGTCACATCGATCCCTTGGCAAGATCGTCTAATCCCAGAGCCCAACTCCGGTTGCTGGCTCTGGGAGGGATCGGTGGACGGTTGTGGCTATGGGATGGTGAACCGGAAGGGCAAGATCCTAAAGGTTCATCGCCTGGCATGGGCCGAGGCCAATGGCCCCATCCCAACCGGGTTGAGGGTTCTGCATAAATGCGATGTGCCGGCCTGCTGCAATCCCGATCATCTCTTCGTCGGGACGCAGTTGGACAATGTCACCGATATGCGCGTGAAGGGCCGCTTCAAGGGCGGTTCTGCCGTAAACGCGCTGAAGACCCATTGTCCACACGGGCACGAATACACGCCAGAGAACACCATGACGTTCAACGGCATGCGATCGTGCCGGCAATGCATGAACGGACGATCCGCTCGATACCACCGACAGAAGCGCAGCTTATGACCGACAGACCGTTCTTTGAGTCCTGGAACCCGGTAACGCAGCGGTCAACCGAGATCGTGACCGATGCGGAAACCGGGCTTCCGGTCATCATCACCTCGCAGAACACCCGTCCCATTGTCGAGAGCGCGAAGCAACTGGCGTCCAACTTCGACAAGCACCGGCCGAACCCGGACGGCATCACCCATGTCGCGCGTATTCCCATGGTCATCTGGCAGCAGCTCCAGAAGCTGGGGATTACCAAGGACCAGAAGGCGCTCAACGCGTGGCTCGATGAGCGCGACAACCGCGTGTTCAGGACCGACGACGGACGACGCATCTAAAGGAGACCACCATGGCCAGCCCAACGAAACACGACGCTCCACATGCCGGTAGCATGAAGCCCACACCCGGCGTTGGTGGCGCGCCCGCAACGGCCGGCAGCATGACGCCGATGGCGGGGCACGTTGCACAGACGCCCGAGACCAGGGGCGCCGAGCCGGTCATGGTCGAGGGCATCGATCCCGTGCTGCTGCATCGACTGTTTCCCGACGCCGACAGCGCCGCCGATGTCGAGGCCCTGGCACTCGCGCAGGGCAAGGAAACCTGGGAGCAGGGCGCGACGCTGGTCGCGGCGCAGAACGTGCCAATCCCGAAGACCGACCAATGAGCGGCACCACAGCGCCAGTCCTCGCGGACGACATCGATCCGGTGCCGCTGATCCGCATGTACCCCGAGGCCGATGGCATCAGTGACGCGAAGGTCAAAGCACTGGCACAGGGCGAGGAGACAGCCGCTGCCGGCGCGGTGCTGGAGGGCAGCCAATACGAGCCGGTGCTGATGCTGGATGCGGACGGCGCCCCGCCGCCTGTGACCGTCACAGCGCCCACCAACGTCGATGTGCCGTATGTCTCGCAGGTGGGC